CTAAGGACAAACAAAAACAAAAACTAGAAAAAAAATAATATGTCAAAACTACTATCATTAAAAATAAACCTAGATAAGGTCGATAAGAGCAAACTACACAAAGGCTCCAAAGGAACTTATCTTGATCTAGATGTCTGGATTAACGACGAGCCTGACAACTACGACAACGACGCTTCTGCAAGCCTTAACCTATCCAAGGAAGAGCGTGAGTCAGGTGCTAAGAAGGTCTACGTCGGCAACGGCAAGAAGCTATTTGGTTGGGGGTCTAGCAAGGACTCTGCCTCAAATGTCGATATTGATTCTGCGGCAATGCCGTTTTAATTTGCCCCAAGTATAAGTCCTTTCCCTTGACGCTGTAGCAAGCCGAGTTGAGCGAGCCGAGTCGAGGGAGAGGCATCTTAACAAAAACTTATTATGAATAGATTATTTTGGGATATAGAAACAAGTCCGAACATCGGATTTTTTTGGAGACCGGGTTATAAAGTTAATTTATCTCATGATAATATTATTAAAGAACGTGCTATTATTTGCATCTGCTATAAGTGGGAAAAAGAAAAGAAAGTCCACACGTTAGTATGGGACGAAGGATGTGATATAAAACTCTGTAAAGAGTTCATGGCAGTTATGGAACAGGCTGACGAAATGGTAGCCCATAACGGAGATAGATTTGATATGAAGTGGTTCCGTGCTAGATGCCTAAAGCATGACATAGGTGTCCCTAAGGATGTAACTACTGTAGATACCCTGAAGCTGTCCAGGTCTAAGTTTGAGCTCAACTCCCATCGCTTGGACTATATAGCAAAATTTTTACTAGGACACGGAAAGATCGACACAAGTTTTGGACTATGCACAGGTATAGTTTTAGATGGCTGTGAGAAATCAATGGCTCACATGGTTCGATATTGTAAACGAGATGTAAATATCCTACAGGAGGTTTACGAGTATATCGTTAAATACACAAAGGTGAAGACCCACGTTGGGGTTCTTGAGGGCCATGATGGTTGGACTTGCCCTTCTTGTGGTTCTAGCCACGTAATTAGAGACGGCAAAAAGGTCGGAGCAACTGGCGTATCTCGCCAAAGGATGCAATGTCAGGACTGCGGTCATAAGTATCTCATTTCTCAGGGTAACACCACAAAATACGTGGAACATATTTTAGATAAGAAAGAGAAAGAAAACCAAATCAAAAGAAAAACAAAAAATAATGGCAAAAATAATAACAAAAAAGGAGGCAACAATTCACGCTAATGTTGAAGCGGAGAGAATTGTTTTAGGGTGTTGCTTATACCCCGACAAAGATAGAGCTGTTGAGGCTTATGACGACATAATACAAATCGTAAACGATAACGATTTTTATGACAGATCGAACCAAATATTTTTTTCTGCCATCAAAGAGCTCCACAACAAGGGAGAGGATGTCAATGATATTGGTTTGTATGAGCTGCTACGAAAGAAGAACCTAGTTGATGAGGTGGGTGGCATGCCTGCTATTTTTGCTATATCAGATTTATGTGAAAGCACTATGCAAGCTAAGTCAGCAGCTAAAATCGTTAGAGAGCGCAGTAATGCTAGGAAGATAGTTCGCAGTTCCAAGCTTGCTATAGAGAAAATCAACGCGGGTGCTGACGCTGATGAAGCTAAGGCTTACGTCGAAGCTGAGGTAGCTAAGATAGATGGGTTCCAAGATGATGATGTTTCTTTGGGCAATGTAGGCTCTGAGTTTATTAATCAGATCCAATCCATGCGAGACGGAACATACGCCCCGGTGCGGATTCCTACTGGTATAACTTCTCTTGATGCTAAGCTCCCAGAAGGTGGCATTGGCAAGGGTGAAGTAATGGTTATCTCTGCACCAACGTCCTGCGGTAAGTCTCAGCTTGCTTTGAATATAGCACTCAGATTAGCTATACGTGACAAGAAGGGTGTAGCACTGTTTTCTCTTGAGATGCCTTCCGAGCAGGTATTTAAACGTATGGTTCAAATATCATCCTGCTGTAATATCGAGGAAGCAAACAAGAGCACGGACAAGGAAAAGGCGTTTAAGCCTATCGTAGAGGCTACTGATAAAATTAAGAAGTCGCCTATATATATCTACAATCATATCAGGAATATGAACGACCTGAGAGCTAAATGCAGGAACCTGAAGAGGAAGCATGATATATCTATGGTGGTCATAGATTATCTACAGCTTATCCCTTGGGATGGTAAGATGCAGAAGCACGACGGAATAGCAGAGGTAAGCCACGGGATTAAGCAGATGGCTATGGAGTTAAATGTTCCAGTAATACTACTAGCTCAGGTAAACAGAGAGGGTGCAAAGAGAGGTAAACTATCTATTTACGACCTCAAGGACTCAGGTGATATCGAGAATGATGCTGACGTTATCCTGATGATGTGGCCCACTTGTTTCGACATGGCTAAGAGCAAAAAACTTGACAAAGCAGGTAAGCCATATATTGATTTATCATACAGTCTTGTTAAGAACCGAGAGGGTGAACGAGACGTAGTTGACAAATTTATATTTGATAATTCAGTTGGCAGAATTTATTAATTTACTGGGAGAGGGGTAGCGGTAACGCCCCCACGGAGTTTTTAGATTATTTATACTCCGCTTTGATCTCCCTACTTTTTTCTTTGAACCGATACAAGATCACTTACATAAACTTTGACATGAAGGACGGTCATAGCTCTGTTGCATCTAAGTGGGCGCACGATGAGAAGTCCGCAGTCAGGCTCCTTCTTGCTAAGAACCCAGATAAAAACGGGTATTGTGTGTTTAAGCGCGGAGGAAGTGGGAAGATCCTTAAGGTGGAACAAGCTAGTTTCCTTGCTGTTGAGCCGGTGCGTTCATCTCCCCGCGACTAACAGCAGCCTGATCTTGCTCCATAGCTAGATTACCAAGGTTGGCTAATTCTTCTTGTAGATATACAGCCATTTCTGGATGGTCTCTTGAATACAAAGCCAAAGCTTTTAAGCCTTCTTCCGTAGCCATGAAAAGTGGCAACCACTGTCTAAACACAAGCGCAGCTTCTTGTGGCGTTTTTCTTGTCAGTAATTGTTTTAGCCCGGGTGTAGCAGCAAATCTTCCAAATAGGTATCTGCCCACATCTGGCAATAAGTCTCCTACTACGAATGTTGTTTGCATTCCTCCTGAGCCAGGTGAGATAACGGGCCTGACTCCAGGTAATCTTTTAGCTTCAGCCGTGCTATATTTTGCTACGTTTGCGATAGCTTCCATGTTATCGACCCACTCTTTTCCCAAAACTTCTGTAGCAACCTTTCGGATTTTAACATCTTTAAGTTTTGTTAGCATAATATCAGGGTCAAACAAAGGTTTACCCTGGCTGGTAACGGGATAGCTCACCTTAGAAGGTCTGGCTAATTCTACTATTTCCGTAGATAATTTATTTTTCAACGTGGCTAAACCAAATTCAGGTGATGACTCTTGTATGACCTTTACTAGTGATGATATTTCATCGGAAGAGTAATTGAGCAAAGAACCAATAGCTTCGGTAGCATCTTCTGCCGACATAGTTCCTTGTTTTTTAACTATAGCCTGAAACAGCTTGTTTTGTTCTTGCGTTGCTAGTTTAGCAGCAGCTTCAATTTTTGCATCTGCTATTTTTTGAGCGTTTTTTGCTTGGGTTGGTGTTCCTAGTGTGAGTATTTCTCTAAAAATATCATCTTCTACCTCGATAATTTTGCCCGTGGACTTAGCTAAATCGTTCAATCTATCTATTGCTTTTACTTTAAGTTCCCAGTTTCTAGGAAATAGCACACTCATAATGTCATTATTAACATTAACGCTCATTCCTTTTCCCAATTTAACTGTTCCGTTAAGACCAATTTCAGCTAGATAAGCTGATCTAAGTGCATCTAGAGCTTCTGACTTAGTAATACCTCCAGTGCCTGAGTTTTCTGGCAAGGCTTTTAAAACTTCTCTGACCGTTTTGGGATTAGAAAGCACCCTTTTAAGCACAGCTTCACCTCCCATAACCGCATATGTTTCACCTGGGATGCTTCCATACCCGCTACCAAAATCTGGTTTTATAAGGGGCTTTACGTCTGATCTAATAAACTGTCCGTATTTACCTCTATAAAACTTGTTGGCTTCATTTAAGGCTTTTTGTGTTTCCGTGCCTTTTAGGGTTTTGTCCCGAACCCCAGTGAGTTCTTTACGCATAATTCTAGCAAACCCGGCAGTGCTTTTGACAGCTTTAATGTCTCCAAAATCTGCTCTTTCTGCATATTTTTTAATCATATCATCTAACTGCTTATATGACATGGTTTTAATTGGCTTAAAGTCTTTCATGCCACCCTTGAACTCCAAGGGAAGCTTGTCTCTTAATGCCTTTAACACAGCTTCGTCGGAGAGACCAGTCTTCTCCATAGCCGTAGCAAAAGCTCTAGCAGCGTCTAAATCTATTTCATCTAACCCGGACCCACCTTTAGCTATAGCTCGCCTCATGGCCCCCAAGACGGAATCTACGTCGTAGAAAATACCCTCATCGGTTGCCTTGATGGTTACATTATCAAACAAGTCCCTCTTTGTCTTTTGAGCAGCATTAAATGCGTTTTGTAATCCTCCTTGTATTTTATCACCCGTTGGTCTGCGACGAAACAAACGCTCGGTTCCACCTATTCTTTTTAATTTAGTCTGCAATATTTGTTGAACTGAGCCTGCTAATTTCGGGTCGATAGCCGTTAGGTCATCGCTCAACCTTGTAAGCTGTTCTGTTAATCTATCTCGAGTAACCTGCACTACTTCTTGTATCGGTCTGGGAGAACCACCATTAAGGGCGTTTAACATACCGTCCAGCTCATCAATGTTGTTTTGATACAGTTTTCTAATAGCAGCACTATTAGCACTTGCTCTTTTTTCAGCGGCAGCACCTGCCCTGCTGCTTAAACCACCAAGACCAGCCTGCAAATTTGGAACTAACTCAGTCCCGTCATCTAGAACCTTAGTAAATGTTGTTCTTAAATCCTGCATATTGGCTCTAAGTCCTTGTGCGGAGAGGTCTGCACCTTGCCCTGCAAACCCACTAAGCCATTGACCGCCTCTGATTATTGCAACTTCAGGTAAAAAAGATATAGCTGCTTCAGTTGCTCGTCGTGGGACAATTTCACCTAAGTCTGGCGCGGTATAGTCATAAGCCGCTACTAGGCTATCTTGAACGACCCCAGCCGTAAGGTATGATGCCGCAGAAATAGAAGCAAGTTTAACAGAAGATCCCCACCCGGCTGTAGCAAGCGGAGCTGACAACGCAGGAGCTTTTGTTACTACAGCAGCTGATACAATTATAGGAATAGCAGCCGTAGCACCAAATTCGGTAATGTCACCAAAATCTAAGCCTACTTCGTTTACAAATTTATACTTGGCATCCTTACCTTCTCCGCCAGATTTTAACATTAATCTGTATTTGCCGTCAACTGGAACTGCTTGGACGTTATCATAGCCATACTCGGATCTTAAATACTCGAGCTTTTGACCAGGTGTTGGTCTCATTCCAAGCTTTCCTCTGTCAAGATCACTAATTCCGCTAGTAGCATCAATATTTGATATTGGAACACGTAACTGTAATGCCGTATTTCGTTCTAGTTTGCGAGCTATCTTGTCTGTGTCTAGCTTAGCACCGCTTGAATCATATTTATACGAGCCATCCATCAAACTCTGACTAGCTTGTATGATAGATGATCCTATGAGCTCATTAGCCAACTGTTGTGTTGGTGCTTCTGTGCCAAAGTATTCAATAGTATCACCAGTTACGGGATCTGTAAGATTTAACATATTACTTAGTTTGAGAGTTTTGCATCAAATCGCGAGTCCTTTGCTCAACAAATTGTTGATCGGTAGCATCTGGAATCAGATTAAAAAACCGAAGAACGCTTCCATTGGTAGCCATGTTAAGCGGGCCTCCAAAACCCGGTATTCTGCTTCCAGGCATATCTTGCAAACCAGCATCTATTTTTCTATTTATATCCCTACCAGTAAACGTAGACGCATCCCTCGCTTGGGCTATATCAGATTCTCTTACAGCTTGTTGTTGTTTTGGACTCGGCTGCTGAGCACTCACAGTATATTTTTGTGGCATTTCAATTGAACTAGCATAGCTTCCATTTCTGGCTA